CTGTGTACACCCCCATAAGGGTTTGGCTTTTATTGGCAGTAATCCTTGCTACAGTTGTCACGCCTTTTTTGATGTCAATGTTGCCAACATTACCTGTTGATCCATTGTACATATAGGCTCTGTACACACGAATAAATGATTTAGTTGTCGCGTTGCCGGTGGCTGCTGTTAAAGTGACATTCTCGCTGATCTCATTGTAGTTAGCATCAAGACCAATAATCGTAATAACTTTATTTGCGTCACTAGCATTGGCGCGATCTACTGTCAGTGTGCCAGCGCTAGAAAAAGCCGACCAAGGATACAGTGTGTCATTGATGTCCCACACAGTTCCTGTGGTGTTAATTGACATGGCGGGGACAGCGCCAAACTTGTGAATAGAAGAGTGGCCCGGAATTTCTCCACGGGCCACCTGTAGCTCAAACGGCTCAGATGTTCCAACCTGTGTTATGGAACGAAAAATAGCCATTCAAACCTCTATGACAAAAAGATTGTTAGTTCATTGCTTGCGCCAGTGAAAGCAGAAATGTACGCTCCTTCTGTAGCCAGAATACCATCATCAGGAATGTTTAGATGATGAATGCCGGTTGGGAATTTTTGCGTAATTAATGTCTCACCAGATGCGCCACCATTTTTAATGGTAAAAGCCCCTGCCGCTGCCGCATAAATCACAATTTGACGTACACGAGAACGCGCAGGACCCACCACAGCGGCGGACGCACTTTGAGCAAAATTATAGGCTTTTACTGGACCAGCCATTTAAGCCTCCTTATGCAGCAGCAGTTGCGCCGTTATCTACACGAATCCAGTTTGAACCGTCAGAAAACACAAGGTTGCCTGTGCCGTTTGTAGCTGTTTCAGCGGCTTTTAACGCATTTGATACATAATAAACGTACCCTTCGTTATCGGCTGAAGCGGTTGGCAGGTCTGCAAAAAGGATTGGGTTCAGCCAGAAAGCAGTGTTTGTCTTTACTGGACCTGAAAAAGTTGTACGAGCCATTTAGTTCTCCTGTCGTGGCTAGTGTCAGCCGCACCATGCGGCTGTCAGGGATAACGTATTGTACAACAAAAAAGGGCGGCTGAATAGCCGCCCCTTTCCGTATAATTGTTCGCTTATGCGCCCGGTGAACCGAACACAGCGCGTGGGTCGCTGTAGCCGAAGCTGTAACGCTCACGAGCCTTAAACCGCATGTTGCCTGAATCGAAATCAGCCTCCATGTTGGTTGAAAGCGGAGTACGCTCAAAGTGCTTGAAGCCGTTTGGAGCGTCTGTCTTGATGAAGAACGCATCAGGGTCTGTCAGGAAGTGGTTAATTGTGTAACCCTCTGGCAGCATACCCATGTTGCGGATTGCGTTCACATCGTTGTCGGCTGTGCCAACGCGGAGTGTGGACTCAAGAAGACGATCAGCAACAAACTGAAGCTGTGGTGGAACGATCAGTTTCATGCCACGAAGAGCAATGATCATGTTCCGCTCATCAACGAATGTTGAGATGTCAATCAAGGCATTCTCAAGTGATGTTTCGTTGAGATCAGCAGCAGTTGATGGCTCGTTGCGGAATGTACCGCCGCCAGCCAGTGGGTGATCAGTTGCACAAAGCTCTTTGCCGTCACCGCCAGCGAATGCTGAGTTGAAGGCGTTGTTAAGAGTTGCGGCAGCTTTAACCTGCTTAGTGTGAGCCATTGAACGTGCGAGTGCGCGTGTGTAACGTGCGCCCAGACGGTCATACAGGTTGTCTTCCATTGCTTCTTCAGTCAGCGCAAACGCAAGAGCAATTGTCTCATGCGTGTAACGTGCTGTGTAAGCCTCTGAGGCGTTGTCGAAATTGACTCCAGCGCCTTCAGCTTTGGTTTGTGCATTTCCAAAACCGACGAGCATTACTTCTTCTTCAAATGCACGATCTGAAGATTCGGTGTCGTAGATTTCGGCATGCTCGGCTTCGTAACGATCATATTCAATTCCGAATAGAGCGTTAAGGCCGGGTTCTAGCTCTTTCGCTAGTTGTGCGCGAGAAATAGCCATTAGTCAGCCTCCTTATGCCAAGCCAAGTGTGCCACCTGAGAACAGGTGATTGTTGATCATGACGATGACATTTGTGTTGGCCGATGCTACATCGCTGTTCTCTGGATCTGTGGAGATATCAATCGCCTTCAGAGGAAGAGTTGCGGTTGTCGCACCAGTAGACACAGCAAGCTCCATGCGTGAAATGCCAGAAGCATTGTCACCAACAGGGCTTTGGTCAACGATATCGAAGTTGCCGAAGAGATCAGCTACAGGCATTGCTGCATCTGCTTGAATCTCGAAAACGGCGTGTGGAGCGTCAATCACAGAAGCTTCAGCGTCTGAAGCAACAGTTCCTGCTGTCCACTTGTTTGACCAGCGTGGCTTGCCATCTGAGTCAGTGTAAGAAACTCCGTTGAAAACACCGAGAATCAGACCAGAGCCGCCAGCAGCAACACGTTCAATTCCACCACCAGTAACAGCGGCCACAAGGTCGCCTTGGTAAATGGTTGTGTTGTAGCCAGATGCAATCCGGTACTTATTCTGCATGTTTTGCAGATCGGAGCCGTTGCCTGAGCGTGAAAGCCGCAGGCCAAAAGAAGCGTCTTTATTCGCCATCTTTCTTTCTCCTAGTTGTCAGCTACCCCTTTGGGTCCACCGAAGGACACAGAGGAGCTACGTTGTGGTTTAAGCTTTGGCATCGCGGCATTGGATTCTCTCATCCAGTCACGATCCACAGCTTCCATTTGGTTTTGGGTAGTATTCTGATAATGAGCATTACGCTGGTTCGCAATTTCCTCTGGTATTCTGGCCAAGACCAAACCACCAACGCCAATTACGCCTGCGTTTTTGCCCTCATCAACGACAGGGGCATCAAAATCAGGATAGTCTTCTGCTTTTACAAGCTCCCATCCTTCACGGCGGCGTTTGTGAACATTGTTACGATCATCGTATTCCATAACAGATTCACGAATCCACCGATGCTTATAACCAATAGGTGCTTCTGGTGCCTCAAGGGCTGAAGGCGGTCTCCAATCGGCAACTCTCGCTTGTTTTTCACGGGTCTGCGAATCCCGGCTTGTGCGATCAGACATTACGCTTGCTTCCTTTCCAGTTTAGCGACCTCTTGGGCATAACGCTCTAGAGGGATTTTCATTTTCTTGGCAAAAGCCACTTGTCCCGGCGTTAATTCCACCGTCTTTTTCCGCCCACTTTTGGTAGCTGACCGTCCATTTGACGCAGGAGTAACGGCTTGGGCGTTTTGCCGCTTGTCCTGAAACTTGTGAGGAAACTCTCTCCGCATGCGGCGATCAATTTCCTGATAATATTCATCGCTATTCGGATCAAAGCCCTCATTAGCAACAATTTGTTCGTGTATGGCTTGTGCGCTAACGGTCATAACACGATCACCGCCATCACCAAACCAAGGGTTCTTTTCCATCCAGCTAGTGAGCTTTCGGTCAAGCTGGCGCGGCTGCTGAGGTGCTTGCTGACGAGGTTGCGCGGCTCGTTGAGCCTCTACCGCAACTTGACGCTCAGACCGGGCTTTTTGAATGCGTAAACGCTCTTCTTCAATTGCAAGCTTTGCAATTATTTTTTGAGCCTCTGCAACCTTGCCCATATCGCCATTGTCGTAGGCTTCCTGCAACATTTTTTGTGCAGCGTGACCTTGGCTTTCAATACGAGAACCATATTCGTTAATGTAGCCCTTATCCAAATCGGAGAGCTTTTTCTTCATCTCTTCGTTTTGCTGCTGGACTTGCTGGGCATATTGGTAAGCAGCCTCTGCTTCTTCGATGGCCTGCTTACGCTTTGCAGTTAGCTGATTAATGCGCTTTTTGACATTATCGCTGTAGTTTTCCAGATCGTCATCATTTGCGCCGTCTTCAGAATCCCGTACAATTGTTCGGGTTTCTTCTTTTTCAGAAGTTTCTGTATCAACAACGGTCGCTTGATTGTCGTCATCGAAATCAAACGATACGGTTTCCTGATCTTCAGGAATATTTTCTTGAATTTCATTCATGTTCATGTCTCCCACTATACATAAGAAATATCGGCTGGGTCAAGTATTGTAGCGATAATATTGTCATCATTGATAAGTCTTACCTCAAGACCGTCAACTTTGAACCGGTTTCCCGCATATCTTCCCATCAATACCCAAGACTTCTCATTACACCAAGCTCCAGAAGGAAACTTGTTTGCGTCTCGGTATGCGTCAGGGCCTACTTTTACGACATAAGCCGCAACAGTAGCAAAGCTCTCACGCTCTCTAACTGAGTCAGGAATAATGATTCCCCCAGCAGACTTCTTCTTCATGTAATAAGGAATTACAAGC